TCAAAACGGTAACGTCAACTTACCCGCAAGTTATTTTTGTCAACATGACATATCCTGATATTGATATGTTTATCTATCCTAGACCCACACGGGACTTGGAATGGCACTTTATCAGCGTTGAAGAGTTAACCCAGCCTGCCAACTTGGCGACCAACATCTTGTTCCCGCCTGGCTACTTGCGGGCGTTTACCTACAACTTGGCTTGCGAGATCGCCCCTGAGTTTGGCGTTGAGCCTAGCCCCCAAGTGCAGCGTATTGCTATGACTAGCAAGCGCAATCTGAAACGCATCAACAACCCTGACGATGTAATGTCTATGCCTTACTCGCTTGTGGCAACCCGCCAACGCTTTAACATTTACGCAGGAAACTACTAACATGGCAACTATCGCAATCTCATCTCTTCCCGCCGCAACTGCTGCGGCTACATCCGATGTCTTGCCAATTGTGCAAGGCGGCACAACTAAACAAGTCACCAACGCACTGCTGTTTACCAATGCAACATTGGTTGCGCCTGCGCTGGGTACGCCTGCCAGTGGCACTTTGACCAATTGCACGGGGTTACCTGTTGCAACTGGCGTAAGTGGATTAGGTACTGGGGTAGCCACATTCTTGGCAACACCAAGCAGCGCCAATCTTGCGGCAGCCCTGACGGATGAAACAGGAACGGGGGCAAATGTATTTGCAAACACACCTACGTTAGTTACCCCGGTTATTGGTGCAGCCACGGGCACAAGCATTTCGCTAAGTAGCTTTAGCGCCGTAAGCGCTGCGGCCCCTACGATTGCAAGCGCAACAACTATCGCCCCAACAACCCCAATTGTTTTTATTTCGGGGACAACGGCGGTGGTGACCATTACAGCAGCAGCGCCAATTTCTACTGGTGGCGGTACGATCACATTAATCCCTACTGGCATATTTACTTGGACAACAGCGGGAAATATTGCTCTAGCGGGCACAGCAGTGGTAAGTAGGGCGCTCACAATGACCTACGATGTAACGACAGCTAAGTGGTATCCAAGCTACATCTAACATGAAAACGCCGATTCTTGGATCAGCGTATGTTGCCCGCAGTATTAACGCTGCGGACAACCGCATGGTCAATTTGTTTCCTGAAGCCATCCCCGAAGGCGGCAAGGAACCTGGCTTTTTAAACCGCGCTCCTGGCCTTGAGTTCCTACAGGCCGTAGGCACCGGCCCAATTCGGGCGTTGTGGGCGCACCAGACTAACGGCAGCGATTTCTATGTAGTTTCAGGCAATCAAGTCTACAAGTTGGCTGGCCTGACCGCCACACCGCAATTGATAGGCACTGTGTCTGGCACGGGGCCGGTGTCTATTGCGGATAACGGCACGCAAATTTTCTTTGCTTGTAATCCTGACGGGTTTATTTACAACGAATCAACGGGCGCATTCGGCGCAATTACCGACCCTGATTTTACTGGCGCGGTTACAGTTACTTATTTAGATGGGTATTTTGTTTACAACGAGCCAAATGGTCAAAAGATTTGGGTAACTCAACTGTTAGACGGTACTTCAATTGACCCGCTAGATTTTGCCAGCGCCGAAGGTTCGCCTGATGGTGTGGTGGGGCTTATTTCTGACCACCGCGAATTATGGGTGTTTGGTACTGATTCGGTAGAAGTTTGGTACGACTCGGGCGCTGCTGACTTCCCTTTGCAGCGCATTCAAGGCGCGTTTAACGAAATTGGCTGTGTGGCTGCGTTTTCAATCGCCAAGCTGGACAACGGCCTGTTCTGGCTAGGCACAGACGCCCGTGGGCAAGGCATTGTCTACCGAGCCAACGGTTATACCGGCGTTAGGGTTTCTACCCACGCCATTGAGTACGCCATCGCCCAATACGGCAACATAACTGACGCTATTGCGTACACATATCAGCAAGAAGGCCATGCTTTTTATGTGTTGACGTTTCCCTCGGGCAACGCCACTTGGGTCTACGATGTGTCTACTCAAGTTTGGCATGAGCGTGCTGGTTTTGACGACGGCGACTTTATGCGGCACCGCAGCAATTGCCAATGCAACTTTGGCGGCAACATCATTGTGGGCGACTTTGAAAACGGCAACATCTATCGGTTTGACTTGGATGTGTACGCCGACAACGGCGGCATCCAAAAGTGGTTGCGCTCATGGCGGGCACTGCCGACCGGCCAGAACAATCTCAAGCGCACGGCGCATCACAGCCTGCAATTGGACTGCGAAACAGGTGTGGGGTTAAATCTGCAACCTGGATATGACGGCAACGAAAATATTGATACTGAGTCTGGGTTAAATCTTGTTGCCGAATATGTGCAAACGTACTTGGTCACGCAATCAGGCGTTACTTTAACTACCGAGGCAGGGGACGGTTTTGAGCCTTTAGGCCAATACGAACTGTCAGATACCGACATTAGCGGGTACAACTTAGTGACCACAGCTTACCTTGCTTCACCAGGCTACGATCCACAAGTGATGCTACGCTGGTCAGATGACGGCGGTCACACTTGGAGCAATGAACACTGGTCGCCAGTTGGCAAAATTGGTGCATACGGTCACCGAACCTTTTGGCGTCGGCTGGGCATGACTTTAAAGTTGCGTGACCGTGTGTACGAACTGTCAGGCACTGATCCCAACAAGATAGTTATCATGGGCGCGGAACTAATACTTAGCCCGACCAACGCTTGACATGGCTACAGGCAACCAAACCAACATTACGCCCCCGCGCGTGTCGTTGATTGACGAGCGCACGGGCGCGGTTTCGCGTGAATGGTATCGTTGGTTTTATAGCCTGTTTACTACGCTTGGCTCGGGCACAGGAATTATCCCCGTTGATGCTGGCGGCACTGGCTTGGGCACAATCCCGACCAACGGCCAATTGCTGATTGGTAATGGCACAGGGTATAGCCTTAACACGCTGGGCACCGGCGCAGGCATTTCAGTCACCAATGGGCTAGGCACGATTGTTGTCGCCAATACTGGCGTCTTATCCAACATTGCGGGCGCAGGCATATCGGTTTCTAGCGCAACAGGCAACGTAGCTATTACCAATACCGGCGTTCTATCCTTTTCGGCGGGCACTACGGGCCTTACCCCCGCCGCAACTACCACGGGCGCTATAACGCTGGCTGGAACGCTTGCAATCGCTAATGGCGGCACTAACGGCACATCTACACCAACGGCAGGCGCTGTTCCTTACGGTACGGGCACGGCCTACGCATTTACTGCTGCTGGCACGTCCGGCCAAGTGCTGACTAGCGCGGGCGCGGGCGTACCTACTTGGACAACGCCAACGACCGGCACAGTTACCTCGGTAGGGCTGGCAATGCCAATGCAATTTACGGTAACTAATTCGCCGGTTACAAGTTCGGGAACGCTTACGGCGGCTTTTACCACTCAGTCGGCAAACGTTCTTTTTGCAGGCCCAACGTCTGGGGCGGGGGCCGTACCCACTTTCCGCGCCTTAACAACGGCTGACATTCCTGCGTTACCGTACGGTTCTGGCACGGTCACTAGCGTGTCTGTTGTTTCGGCCAATGGTCTTGCCGGTACGGTGGCAACCGCCACTACCACACCAGCAATTACGCTCAGTACCACCATCACCGGCTTGCTCAAGGGCAACGGCACGGCTATCTCGGCTGCGGTGGCTAACACGGACTATGTGCCGTTGTCCACGGTCATAACCAAGACGGCTGACTACACGATCACGAACACGGACACTTGGATTATCAACAACAAGACCGGCTCGGCCTTAACGTTGACGTTCCCTGCGGCCTCAAGTTGGACGGGCCGGTACATTGTGGTCAAGAATATGCAGGCCCAGGCGGTTAACTCGGCGTCCAGCAACATTGTGCCGATTGACAGCACAACCGCTGGCACGGCGATATTGCTAGGTGTAATAGGAAATTGGGCGACAATGGTGTCAGACGGCACCAATTGGATTATTATGCAGGCTGCGTCTAACAACAACCTGTTGCTGGAGTAATAGATGCCCGTAATGTCCGAAGAATGGCAGATAGCCAATCAAGAAAACAGCAAACGCTGGTTTTTGGAGAATCAAGACGCCATTGATTTTGTAAATCGGTTTTTTGACGCCGTAGAGTTGTGGGACGACTTAATTGACAAAGACGTAGAAATTACCGACAACCATATCAATCGCGTGTTTACATCCTTGATGTT